AACCAGTCGAGCTGTCGACCGGTTTCGCCACGCAGACGGACGAGAACCAAGGTTTCCACAACGGCGAGCGCTACGAGATGGTGCTCCACCCGGTCGGGGCCGATCACCTGGTCATCTCGACCGAGATGACCGGCGCGTGCTCGATCCAGCATGGGTGTGGGCTCGGCGCGAACGAGGAGGTTCAGGTGGACGAGAAGCAGACAGACAATCGTCTGGAGACGGTGAGCGAGCCGGCGGTGAGCGGCATCGCGTCCGATCTCAAGAAGGCCAAGAAGCGGCTCAAGGAGCTCGACGCCATCCTCTCGGACGCCGCGATCTCATTTTCGGATCGGGAGCAGGCGCAGATCGAGCGAAGCCAGCTCATGCAGTTGCCTGGCGTGGCCGAGGCGCTCGCGGGTAATGCTCCGACCAAGTCGGTGGACGGCGCCGATCATCCGGCAGGCGACTTCGCGTACGTTCCGGATCCGTCGAAGCCGAGCACGTGGAAGCTGCCGATCTTCGACGCGAATCACGTGCGCGCGGCGCTGGCGTCCCTGGGCGGATCCCACGGGAACCCGCCCGACATCCCAGCGGCTGCGATGGCCGGCGTCAAGCGGAAGATCAAGGCCGCGGCGTCGCGGTTCAACGTGGACGCGGCGTCGCTCAACACATCGCCGCTGAAGGCGCTGCTGGGCAAGCTGGTCGAGATGTTTGGGAAGGGCAGCGTCGAGACGGTGGAGATGACGGCCGAGGTGCACGACGCGCTGCGGGTCAAGCGCGCAATCGCGGAAATGCAGTTGACCCCGAGCGACTCGGAGCGGGCCCAGATGCTGCGCGAGGCGTGCCAGGAGGAGTACGGCGCGAGCGACCGGGACGTGATCGTCACGGACGTCTACACGCAGCCCGAGCAGTCGGTCATCTTTTTCTTCAGCACGCCGATGGGGCCGCAGCCGAAGGGCGCCGAGTATTACAAGGTCATGTGGGTGGATGCCGACAACGACGGCATCCCGGAGCTGAAGGGCGATCCAGTGCTCGTGCGCAAGCAGGTCACGTACGAGCCGGTCGGGAGTGGGCCAGCGGGTGACGGGTCCGAGCCCGCGGGCAACGAGAGTCCGGCGAAGGAAGTTGCCACGCCGGCGGTGCAGTCTCACAACAAGGAGGAAGGAAACATGTCGGACAAGGAGAAGGAGACGGGGCTGGGTGAGCTGACCGCCGCGGTGGCGAATCTCACCAAGCTGGTGGAAGCGCAGAACGCCAAGATCGAGAGCCTGGAGAAGCAGTCCGCTCCGGCCGAGATCGCGGGGTTGAAGCGCACGGTCGGGCAGTTGGCCGAGTCCTTCGAGCAGATGAAGGGCGTGACCAAGGCTGCGATCGAAGAGCGGGAGCGGGAGCGTCAGCACCTCGTTCGCGAGCTGGCTGGCAACCACCGCTGCTCGTTCGGCGCGGAGGAGCTGGAAGCGATGCCCATCGACCAGCTGCGGAAGCTGGGCGCGATGGCGCAGGTCGCGAACTACACCGGTAGGGGTGGACCGCAGGGTGCTCTGAACACCGAAGAGGGAAAGCGCTTCGCGGAGCCGAAGGCCTACTGGGAGACCGAAGGCAAGAAGGAGGGTAAGTAAGCCATGGCCGGCCGCAATTCAATCGTCCTTCGGGGTGACTACATCCAGAAGGAAGGCAAGGCATCCGTGGCGGTACAGCCCGGCATGCTGGTCGAGTGGGACGGTAACGCCGTGGGCTCGACCCTCGGCGTGCGTCCCTGCACGAAGGCAGGAGTCGGCCTCGGCGCAACGCGTAAGGCGTTCGCGCTCGAGAACGACCTCGTTGGTCAGGGCATCGCCGACAACTACGACATCGCGGACATCGTGCGGTACGGCGTGTTCCAGCGCGGTGCCGAGGTCCAGGCGCTGCTCGCTTCAAGCAACACCACGGCGATCGGGGACGCGCTGGCCTCGAACGGCAACGGGCAGCTCAAGAAGGCAGCGACCACGGTAGGGGCAGACGATGAAGAAATCGTCGGATACGCGATGGAAGTCATCGTGGGCGCGGCCCTTCCGGGTGCACTTGTCCGCGTCGAAGTGGCGTAGGGCGCCACACCACAACCTCTCAAGAGGGAGCGAGCTAGACCATGTTGAAGACGATCGGAGCTGAAGAGCTCATCGCTCGTGGCGTCACATCTTTCAGCCGCATGCGGCCGATTCTGTCTCTGAACGGCGACCCGCTGGCTGAGAACGCCACGTTGCAGAAGGACGAGTGGGAGCGGATCGACGACCGGGTCAACCAGGTGCTCCGCGAGCGCATTTCCATCGCGGACGACCTGCGCGCGGCCGGTCTGGTGCACCCCGTCGGCCTCGGGACGATCCTCCGAGTGACCGAACGGTTGTCGGAGGTGGACGTGGCTGACCTGTCGTTCGACGGCGATTCACCGCCCGCGCGCGATAGGCCCAACTACAAGCGCGACGTCATCCCAGTGCCGGTCATCGGCAAGGGGTTCACGATCGGGTGGCGGCAGCTCGACGCGAGCCGTAAGCGCGGCGATCCGCTTGACGTGACGGCCGCGGCTCAGGCAGCCCGCAAGGTGCGGGACCTGCTCGAGAACACCTTCATCAGCGGCTTCGCTTCTGGTCCGGGTTCTAACCCGACCAACAGCACGGATGGCCAGAGCATTCCCGGACTGACCACCCACGCCAACAGGCAGACGCAGGCCAAGTCGGGCTCGTGGAGCACGTCGGCCACGGACATCATCGGCGACACGCTCGCCGTGCTCGGCAAGGCGTACGCCAAGTTCCTCTTCGGCCCGTTCAACTTCTACGTGCCGAAGAACTCGTGGTCCACGCTGCAGCAGGACTACAAGACGGCCAACCCGACCTCGCGGACGTTCCTCGAGCGGATCCTGGGCATGGTCGACATCAAGGCGGTGCGGCCGAACGACTTCCTCGCGACGGACGTGGCGGTACTTCTTCAGATGACCGAAGACGCCATCGACCTGACCGAGGCGCAGGCGATCACGACCGTGCAGTGGGAGACCAACCCTTTCCTCACGCACTTCCGCGTGCTGACCGTGGCCGGTCCTCAGATCAAGAACATCGAGGTGTCGGACGGTACGACCACGGCCGGCATCGTGCACATGTCGTAAGCAGTAGCCGGAAAGCTTGTGCCCATGAGGGGCGGGCAATTCACCGCCCGCCCCTTTGGTTTTGGTAAGTGAACAGGAGGAGAGATGGCGCGAACGACCGACACCGCCGTGCGGGAGATTCTCAACACCGCGCTGCCGACGAACCAGCTCAAGGCGTTCATCGAGGACGCGAGCCTGTGGGTGACCGAGATGCTGGCCAACCAGGTACCAGCGCCGACGGCCACTCGTCTGGAGATCATCGAGCGGTATCTGGCATGCGCCATCGTGAAGCTGCGCGAGGTTACTGGTTCCGCGCTTCGGTCGGTAACGATCGGCGACGTGACGGAGGACTACTCACTGCCGGCGTCAGTGCGGGACTATCTCGATACGGCGGCCGGTTTCGATGCGAGTGGGCTTGTTCGGCGGCACTTCCTCGCGCCGCGTCCGGTGGCCGCACCCGTGCTGCCCACGTATGGCGCGATCGCGAACGTTGGCAAGTCGTTCACCGATGACGATCCGAACTCGACGTTGCCGTGAGCAAGCTGAACGTTCTCTCCGCCGGAGTGGGCTTCGAGACCGTGACGGCGCAGGCGCCGAGCGGCGTGGACGGGCAGGGTAAGCCAACCTACGCTGCCGGCTCCACGTTTAAGGCCAGGGTGGTGCGCGAGGAGAAGGTGTCGCGGCTCGGGGATGGTTCTGAGATCGTCACCATCGCGACGATCTGGGAGGACGCGGCCCAAGCTGTGCTGCCGCTGGAGGAGTGGCGGCTTACGCTGACCGGCGGACTCATCGGGATCGTAGTCGAGCGGGACGAGCGGCGAGACATCTCGGGTAATCTGGACCACGTGTACATGCGGATTCGGAGGGAATAAGCATGGCCGAGACAACGCAGCAGAGCTTCGAGCGGGCGGGCCGGAAGGTCATGCTGGCAGGTCGGAACATTGGCCGCATCATGCCGCAGGGTCTTCGGCTGATCGGTGAGGAGATCATGACGGACGTCAAGGCATCCTCGCCTGGTCACGGCGTGCCGGTCGACAAGGGAGCACTGCGGGCGAGCGGGGCGGTGGAGCAGCCGGCGCCTCTGGCGGTCGATCTGGCGTTCGGATCCGCGGCAGTACCGTACGCGCTCTCGCAGCACGAGGGCCTGGAGTTTCACCACAAGATCGGTGAGGCGCGTTATCTTGTACGTGGCCTGGAGCGCTGGCGGCCGGGCGGGAGTGCCGCGATGGAGGCGCTGAAGACGAATGCCGACGAAGCGATCAAGGCGGCGAGCAAGTGAGCGCGGTCGACGACGTGTTCACGTACCTCGGCCCAAGCCCGGGGCAGGGGCTCGCGGGCGGAGCGACGGGCTGGGCGCTGGTGCGGCGAAGGATGGGCGACCCGCCGACGTTCACGGATCAGGCCGTGGTCGTTGCGGAGGACGGTGGCCCTAGTCCCGAGATCAAGGCGACCAGCGGCATCGGCAACGCGGCGATCCAGGACCCAGGCGTGATCGTGATGGTGCGCGCTGGGGCGTGGGACGGCGACGCGTGCAAGGCCAAAGCTGCCGCGATCTTCGCGGCGCTGCACGGGAAGTTGAACATACAGCTGGTGAGTGGTGGCACGTTGTATTACCGGGTCCGGGCACTGACGCCTGAACCTATCTTCGCGGGGTTCGATGACACGGGACGGCCCCGGCACACTGTCGCCTTCCGTCTTTTGACGGCGGCGGCGTAACACAAGGAGCGGCACAATGGCGAAGTATCTGCCGCACGGCACGATCTTCACGATCAACGCGAAGGCGGTCGGCGGCCTAATCAGCGTCGGGATTCCGGACAGGACCCGCGGCGACGCGGAGACGACGGACTCGGCGGCATCGTTCAACCGGACGTTCTTGCCCGGGCTCAGAGATGGTGGGTCGGTCAGTCTGACGTTCCGCCACGACATCGCGGACTTGGGACAGCTGGAGCTGGAAGCGAACTACAACCTTGACGCCTCGGCGGCGCTCAAGACGTGCACGATCGTCTTGCCCGCGCCCGCTTCGCGGACGTACACGTTCACCGGCTTTGTGACCGAGCCGCCCAAGGGCGACATCGGTCTGGTGGACGACGACGTGGCGCAGCAGACGTCGACGGTGCGGATCACCGGCTCGGTCACGATCACCTGACCGTGGGGCAGCGAGAAGAGGAGATCGTCCTGGGCGGCTCTGGCCAAGAGCCAGAGCCGTTCACGGGCGAGTACATGTCGGTCGAGGAGGCATGCGCGTGGCTTGACCAGTGGACGAATCGCTGGAACGAGCCCGTGCTGCCGAAGCGTAAGGGTCTGCCGTCGAAAGGCGGCACCTCGCGCGTCGAGGAGACAAGGGCGGGAGGTGGACGCGCCATCACCCCGCGCACACAGGAGTTCCAACCATGAGTGAGCGCAACGAAGCACCGCCGGCGCCCACGAAGGGCGTGCCAATCATGCTCGATCGGCAGCGCTATCTCCGATACACGCTAAAGACGCTGCGTAAGATCCGCGAGGAGCTTGGCGAGGACGCGTTGAAGACGGGCGTCTCGGGCGAGAAGCTGGCGAAGGTATTGTGCTATGGTCTGCAGGGCGACGATCCAAGCATGACGTGGGAGCAGGTCGAGGACATCATCGATTTGAGCCAGCTGGAGGACGTCGTCATCGCAATGCGGAAGGCGATGGGCCAGAAGGCAGCGGTCACGCTGGACCCTCGGACGCCGGCTCCGGCGGCAAGCGCGGGCGAAGAGTCCGCATAGTACCGGGGTCGGAGGACCTGCAGCTCTGGGCGTTGGCGCTTCGCTGCGGGATTCCGAACGAGTTGATCTGGGACCTGGCCATCCCGGAGATCGAGGCGGTCGTGAAGCTCAAGGTCGAGGACGACAGGGCAGCTACACTTCGGGCTGGGTTGATCGCCGCCACTGTGCTGAACGTGAATCGCAAGAAGGGCACCAGGCTTGTGCAGCCGACAGACTTTGTGTCCATGCCGGACGATTATCTGAGTCCGGAGCAAGCAGCGTCGTACATGGACGCCTGGGCCAACACGACTGGGCGGTGAGGAGATGACGTGGGAACCGAACTAGCACGCGCGGTCGTCCGCATCGAAGGCGACATCTCCGATCTCGAAGCCGCGCTGAGTCTCGCTCACGGTGAGATGGAGAAGGCCGGCAAGACGTTCGAGCAGCTGGGTCACACGATGACGACACACGTGACTCTGCCTCTCGTGGCGCTTGGCGGCTTCGCGGTCAAGGAGTTCGGCGAGCAGGCCGACGCCGTGGCGCGTCTCGATGCCGTGCTCACGGCCGCTGGTGGCGTGACTGGGACTACGACCGCTCGCATCGAGGAGTTGGCCAACGCACTGCAGCAGTCCACGCGCTTTGCAGACGACGAGGTGATTGCGGCGGCGTCGCTGCTCTCGACGTTCCACCAAGTACGCAACGAGATTGGCGCCGGGAACGATATCTTCGATCGCGCTATCCAAGCCGCTTCGGGTCTCGCGGCGGCGATGGGTGAGGATCTGCAATCTGCGACGCTGAAGCTCGGTCGGGCACTTGAAGATCCGCTGACGGGGCTCATGATGCTGCGGCGCGCTGGCATCATCTTCACGGCAGGCGAGCGCGAGCAGATCAAGATTCTGGTGCAGCATGGTCAGGTGCTCGAGGCCCAGCGCATCATTCTCGAGAAGGTTGAGGGAAAGACGCGCGGCGTGGCCACGGCGATGGCGCAGACGCCGTTCGGGCACTTCATCCAAGCATGGAATGCCGTGAAGGATGCGCTCAAGCCAGTCGGCGGTATCCTGGCCGAGGTGCTCGTGCCCATCGCCGATCTGGTCAAGAAAGCGGCTGAGGCGTTCAAGAACCTCGACCCGGCAATCCAGCGCATCGTCGTGATCATCGGGACAGCACTCGCCGCGATTGGTCCACTCTTGATCGCGTTCGCGACGATGGCCAAGTTGTGGGCGTTCTTGAAGACAGTCGGGATGCTGGGGCTTGCGCCGACGCTTGGGCTCATCGTGATCGCACTCGGTGCATTGGTCGCGGCCGGGCTTGCGATTGTCGAGAACTGGGCGTGGATCAAGGTCCAAGCTGTGTCGCTCTGGACGCTGATCAAGGATGTGTTCTTCACGGCGATCGAGCTCATTCTGCAGAAGGTCGCCGATCTTGGGAAGCTCGCCGACAAGATTCCGGCGCTGGCGAAGGCGTTGATCCCAGGACTCGGGACCGTGGCGTCGGTGATGTCGGCCGTCGGTCAGGCGGCGCAGACTATGCACGACGAGGTCGTCGTGGCGCATGAGAAGATGCTCGCTGAGTCTGGCGCGCAGCTCTCGGCGTTGGAGGCCGACTACCAGGTCGTCATTGACAAGATGGTTGAGGCGATGCGCGCGGGTCAGAATCTAGGCAAGGGCGGCGCGCCAGCTCGTGAGCCGCCGTGGGCAGGGCCGGTCGCGGAGGCACTCGATAAGCTCAAGAAGGATTTGGCGACGGCGCAGTTGATGTCCCGCGCGCTGGGGTCGAGCTTCGATCTTGCTGGCGCGCAGGCATCGGCGTATCAGGCAGCGTTGCAGACCGTGGCGGAGGCGACGAACGGCGTCGCGGATCCAACGGGGGCGATGGCCGCACTGATCGACAAGCTGACGCTGAGCTTCCAGAAGGCGACGGCGGAGGGCACGATCGCGACTCTCAACAAGTCACTGGCCGATGCTAATGTTCAGGCGAACTTGCTGGGAGCAGGCTTCGACTTCGCAGGGGCGCAGGCATCGGCCTTCCAGGCGGCGATCCAAGAGCTGAGCAAGTTGCCCGCGGCGGTGCTCGACAAGCTGGGCATCTCGCTCGATCAGCTGAAGATAAAGTTGGCGAAGGCGCAGGCTGCGCAGATCCAGGGCAACCTCACGAAGGGTCTGCACGACATTCAGGTCGGCTTCGGCGGCGCGTCCGATCAGGCGAACCTGTACGCGCAGGCGATCCAGGCGATTGCAACCTCCACGCCGGCGGTGATCGCGGCGTTGGCCGCGCAAGGCATCTCGATCGACGATCTGAAGCGGAAGTATCAGGAGCTGCAGCTGAAGGCGCAGATCGGTCAGTTCTTCCAGGACGAGATCGGGAAGATGATCGACGCCTTGTTCGAGGGCAAGGTCCACTTCACCGAGTTCATCCGCGACATGCTCTTTCAGCTGTCGATGCTGATCCTCAAGATGGAGGTCTTGCACCTCATCGGGAGCATCGGGGGCGGAGACGTGGGCAAGTTCCTTGGTCTGCCAGGCTTCGCGACCGGCGGCTTCCTACCAGCCGGACAGCTCGGCATCGTCGGCGAGAGCGGGCCTGAGTTGGTGAAGGCTGGGCGCTCCGGGATGACGGTCGCGCCGATCTCGAACGCGCGCGGAACGGCGGGCGAGAGTGGTGGCGGCGAGCGGCTGACCGTGCCAGTGACCGTCAACGTGCAAGCGATTGACCAGAAGGGCGTATCTGATTTCTTCGAGGAGAACATCGGCGCGGTAGGCGGCGCCGTGATGAAGGCGGTGCAGCGGTCTAGGTTGCTTCGACAGGGATTGGGTTGATGACGGCGTTCCCGCGCTCCGCCGGCGCGCTGCCTCGTCTCGCCACGCCGCCGCGCTTTCCAATAGGGCTCCAGTCCTGGGGTGCATCTGGTCGCGGACAGGTCCGCGCCGTGATGAACATGGGTCGCACGTGGGACGAGGTTTACGGCGTCCTCGACACGCAGAACCCTTCGGTGCGGGCATTCCTGACCACGCTCGATCGCTCCGTGCGGCAGGGTATCATCTGGGACGTGCAGCATCCGTACTGGATGATCCGCAAGGGCGTCGGTGGTGGGAGCCCAACGACGAATGGTCCGCTGCAGATCGTCTCGACGCCGGAGGACTTCTCGGCGTGGACCAATCTTGGCACGCCAATCATGACCAGTGGGCAAGGGGATCCGTTTGGCGGGACGGCGGCGTGGCTCATGGCAGACGACGACGCTGCCGCGCTCGAAGGTAAGCAGCTGGCTGTCACGTTCACGGGCAACGCTGTCAAGGCGCTATCGCTCTACGCGAAGGCTGGCACGGCGTCGGAGCTGTTCGTCGAGCTGCGAGACCAGACGGCCGCCACGAATCGGTTCCAATGCACGATCACGTGGAGCGGCGGCGTCCCGACGATCTCGAACTTGGTCGGCGTGTTTCTGCGGCAGGAGACGATCCCGAACGCGCCTGGCTGGTATCGCTTCCACTTCCAGACGACGTCCGTCACGGCGGCGAACTCACACACGTGGAACATCCGTATTGGTCCGACGCCGGCCACAGTAGGAAACGTCTACTTGTTCGGCGCGAATGCGTGGGATTCGGTCGGGCCGGCGGCGTATCGTGGTCCAAGTAATCCGGGACCGTGGGCGCTCCCGAGCGCGCAGGAGGGCTCAAGCATCTACGTGATCGGTGCACCATCCTCGACGACCGCTTGGTTGCGGCAGGGCGACGTGATCGAGTCTGCAAGTTTTCCGGTCGTACTTGATGTGACGGCGCAGGTGGACACGGATGGCGCTGGATCGGCTACCATCCCGATCAGTCCGCCCCTCTTTCAGCCGAACTTCTACGTGATCCACGGCGCCGCGATCGAGATCAATCCGACCGCGATCTTCATGTCGGCGATCGTCGATAAGGTGTCGGGTCTGCCGGATATGGACAGCACGCGCTATCTCGCGTCGGGTCTGACCGTGACGTGGCGGGAGGTGGTCCCGTGACGGCGTTTCCACGCGTCGCTGGTGCGCTGCCGTTCGCCGCCTCGCCGCTGCGATCCATCGAGGGATCCCGCATCTGGAGCCAGGCCGGAAAGCCGCAGCCGCACGGCTTCCAGCAGTGGGGCAGAACGTGGGACGAGGTCTACCCGGTGCTCGATATGCAGAACCCATCGGTGCGGGCTTTCTTGGAGACTGTGAATCGATCGCTGCGTGAGGGTATCTTCTGGGACGTGCAGCACCCGTACTGGCATTTTCGGAAGGGCGTGGGTGGTGGATCGCCGCTGTCGCATAGTCCCGCGCAGCTTGTCATCGATCCCGAGAACTTCAGCGTCTGGACGAACACGAACGGTCTCGTGCTCGCGGCCGGGCAAGCCGATCCGTTTGGCATGGCGAGCGCGTATCGTTTGACCGACAACAGCGCCGTCGCGGATCAGCTGATCCAAGAGACGGTCACGTTTACCGGCGACGGGACGAAGGCGATCGCTGGGTGGATCAAGAAAGGCAACACGCCGCCAACGACGCAGTCGCGCATCAGCGTCTTCGATACTACGGCAGGCACCGGGCGCCTGGTCGTCGATATCACTGGATGGACCGGCATTGTGCCGACGGTGGTCGTATCGCAAGGGACGTTTCTCTTCAAAGAGTATTGGGGGAATGGCTGGTGGCGCATCGGTGTCCAGACGACGAGTGCGCTAGTGGCCGCGAACGCTAACAGTCTGGTGTTGCGGGCATCGCAGGTCGTCGCGGAGACAGGCGATATCCTCATGTTTGGGTGGAACGCGTGGAACTCGACCGTCGTTGGGCCGTATCGTGGTCCGACGCGGCCTGGGCCGCTCAGCTTCGCCGGTACGCAGGAGGGCTCACTTCTGTACGTGCGCGGAGCGCCGGTTTCTACGGTCGGATGGTTGAAGCCAGGTGATCTGATCCAGATCACAGGCACGGCGCTTGTGTTCGACGTGACGGCGCAGGTGGACACGGATGCAGCCGGTGGTGCTAAGATTCCAATCATTCCGCCGTTGTTCTCTGGTGTGCAGCTTGGCGATGGCGTTGCGCTCGTGGTTGACCCAACGGCGATCACATTTCGGGCGGTCATCGCGGCCGTGGCGGATTATCCGGTCATCGCAGGGACGCAGTACTTGGACGCTGGCATGACGATCACGTGGCGGGAGCAGCCGACATGACGCGACGCGCGGTTGGGACGGCGCAGCGGATCTGGGCGTGGCCGTTCAATACCATTCCGTCCGACTGGACAAATGGTGGCGGCACGCCGACGGAGACCATCGTCGCGTTCGACGGCAAGCACAACGTCTATCAGGCCGCTGGGCAGGCCTGGCGCATCTATCCGCTGAACATCAAGTTCGAGCCGACGTGGCTCTATCGGATCCGCATTCGGATTCGGCGGACGGCGACGAGCGACGCGACGAAGCAGTTTGTTTTCGTCGGCGTCGAGGGCGTCGCGGACGACGGCGTCACGCTGGTCAACATCACAGGCCAGGATAGTTTCGCGTCGCAGCACTACTTCGGCGCCTCGGCGCAGGACGCGTCTACGTGGACGCTGAACGAGTGGCGCGAGATCGTTGGGTATTTCCGCGGATGGGCGCTGCAGGGATCGGGACAATCACTCGATCCGCTCAACCCTGGGTTCATGCACGCCAACGTTCGATACTTCCGCCCGCTGGTAATCGTCAACTACAACGCTGGCCCAGCCGGCAACGTGATGCAAGTCGGCGAGTTCGTGGTCGAGGCGCTTACTGGTACTGCTGCAGATCAAGAGGTGCCGTTCGGTCCAAATCTGCTCAACAATCCAGGCTTCGAGTCCGGGAGCACAGGCTGGATTGATGGTGGCGGATTCTTCTTCGAGAACGACGTCACGAACGCGCACTCAGGAACGTGGCGGTGTCGCTACCAGGGTAACGGCGTCGGTGGTCCGAACCTCATCCCAGCAGTCGAGTCGCCATGCCGGCCGGGTGATCAGTTCTACATGGCGGCGTGGGCCAAGACGGCTGCTGGTACAGGGACGCAGCAGCTAGCAGTGCGGTGGCGCCGCTCCGATGGTACGCAGATTCTTCGGGAAGTTGTGGCGCAGCTGGGTGGTCCGAACGCAACGTACACGCTGATGTCCGGGATCACGAACCCGGCGCCAGCGGAAGCGACGAAGGTGGCGGTCGACTGGGGGGAGAACACTGCGGACAACTCGGCGACGCCGTGGTACATTGACGACTTCGAACTGCGGCAGGTGCTGCCGATCGCCACGCCGCAGGAGCCGGAGTTCGTTCACCTGATCGAGGCAAACTTCTCTGGCGGGTCGCTCTATCTCAACACAGGCGCGCGCGATCTCTACTGGAATGGACGAAACTGGGATGCCATTGGTGGTCTGTTGACGTTCGATTCCGTGCAAGAGTCAGGTGAGGATCGCGGGCGTGGCGTGGCGTTCCAGCTCGCGGGTGTGGACCAGACCATCGTCGCGACGCTGCTGAACAATAACTATCGTGGCCGTGTCGTGCGCATCTACCGCGCGTATCTGGATCCGGCCTCGGGACAGGTGATCGATCCGGACGATCGCGGCATTCAGATCATTGGAACGGCCGCGCGCTATGCTTTGCGTAATCCAGTCGCAACGTGGCCGACGACGAACTTGACCCTCGAGGGGTGGGCGCGACTGGATACCTACGGTGCCGGCACGCAAAAAACTATCCTCTCGTATGAGGTTGCTGGTCCGGTGAACGAGGTGCAGCTCGACAAGTCCGCGGCCGATAAGCTGCGCTTGACGATCAAGGGCACGACCGTGAGCGGCGCGGCTGCATTTCCAGCAGATGGACTCTGGCATCATTACGCGGTCACGTGGGCCAGCTCGGGCGGCGCCTGGGCGATGTACGTTGATGGAGTACTGACCGACAGTGGTACGGCTCTTCAGTCCGGCGCGTCGATCACGGCAGCCGGCGCGGTGGCTCTGGGGCAATCTCAAGGCGTTGTTGGCGGGACGTTCGGGAACAGCTGGAATGGATTGCTGGATCGGATCCGCGTCTACAACCGCGTGCTGACTGTATCCGAGATCGCGGAGCATGCGCTGGGGACGATCCTCGACAAGACGGGGCTGCTCGCGGAGTGGAGCTTCGATGATCCAGGGAACATGGGCCGCGACGGGAGTCCAAACATTGGTACGCCAAACGACCTGACGCCCGTCGGCATATCGGTGCCGTCGGAGGGTTCGCCGATCACGAAGGTGCTGCTCCTCTTCGAGGGACTGCAGGTCGCGCCGTACGAGATCGAGGAGAACCGCGACCGGAGTACAGGCACCGTCGTGATCAAGATGCAGGCCGTCGGCTATCTTGGAGTGGAGAAGATCAGAGGTATCGACGCAAACGTGACGAGCCACCAACACATCTACGCTGGCGACACGTTTTTCCAGAACGTCGCGTCG